TTACACATCTTGTCTGATCGTATCTACTACTCTCCTGATATCTTCATCCGTCAATGTCGGTCCTGAAGGCAGACAAAGGCCGATATCAAATAAGTGTTCACTCGTACCGTTTCCATAGAATGGAGCATCTACAAATACAGGCTGAAGATGCATCGGCTTCCACAAAGGACGAGTCTCTATATTCTCAGCATCCAGTTTCAAACGAATGTCCTCACGAGTCTTACCGGCAACACTCGGATCAACCAGGATACAAGTTAACCAGAAATTTGAATCAAACCTCCCATCAGGGTTTTGAAGAACCGTTATACCGGGAACGTCCTTAAGCAACTCCGTATAAAGAGTATGTATAGCCCGTCTTCGGGCAACATGTTCATCGAGGACAAACATCTGCCCACGACCGATACCCGCACAAATATTACTCATCCGATAGTTGTAACCGATGTGGGTATGCTGATAATGTGGAGCGGCATCACGAGCCTGCGTAGCGTAGAACTTTGTTTGCCGGGCCTCTTCCTCCGTGCGACAAATCAGAGCACCTCCCCCGGAAGTCGTGATCATCTTATTCCCATTGAAAGAAAGCGCGGCCAATTCACCAAAAGTGCCACACTTCCGTCCGTTCAGTTCCGCACCCAACGCCTCGGCAGCATCCTCCAGAACCGGAATCCCATAACGACCCGCAATCTCCATGATCTCGTCCATCTTGGCAGGCATACCGTAAAGGTGAACGGGAATGATCGCTTTCGGGAGCTTACCCGTCTTGCGCAAACGGTCCTTTATAGCCTCCTCGAGCAATACCGGATCCATATTCCAGGTATCCTTCTCACTGTCCACAAAAACAGGTTTGGCCTCCAGATAAGAAATCGGATTGGCAGAGGCGGCAAAAGTAAAACTTTGGCAGATCACTTCATCACCGGGCTTCACATCCAGGAGAATCAAGCCCAAGTGAAGTGCAGCCGTTCCGGCACTCAAGGCCACCACTCGACGGTCTTCATGTAAGTATTCGGCCAAAGATTGCTCAAAAGCATCCACGTTAGGCCCCAAAGGTACAACCCAGTTCGTATCAAAGGCCTCTTTTATAAAGTCTTGCTCACGGCCACCCATGTGAGCAAGCGAAAGCCAGATTCGCTTATTCATAACGAAATTATCTATGTTTATTGTAAGCACTCAATTTAGGGCATACCCCTTTGAAAGAACACATTACTGTGCCCTAAACTGAGTTTTGTTAATAAATTAGTTTTGAATTTAACATTGGCCTGGAGCCAAAGTGATTTTATCAGGAACCATGTTAACATAATCCCTGCATCCGTTAAAGATATTTTTGAAAAAAGTTCCGATGAAGTTCCAAATAGAACTACCATGAAGCTTTGCCGTTCCAATCACACTGCGATATGTAGCAGCCATTTCAGCACCAGCTCACTACCGTAATGAAGTGAATTGTTTCGTTGAGTAGTCAACTTTCGAATGGTGCGCTCAGCAAGACTGTTGTCTATCGGAAGTTCCCCATCATCTAAGAAAGCAAATATCTCTTTCCAGAATCGATTCAGATAATTAAGAGCTTCAATATAATACTGACTTCTATATTCTGAATCCTTTGATAGCTCACTATCCAACACCACAGCTTTACATAATTATAAAAATTTGTTCACAGCGAAGATAGACCTTTCAATCAATAGCCAATTTTTGACTGCTTACAATTATGCGATTTCCTCACATAGTGGGGAATAAAAAGAAAAGAAAGAAGCTTATAAATCTTTTCCAAGTATTGTGTAAATAATGATTTTGATGTCATTCCAGAAGGACCAATTATCCAAATATTCTATATTGATTCTCACTTTATCAGGGAACAGTACTTCATCATTATATTTTTGAGGGTTTTCCTGTTCTGCCAGAAGTTCTTCTTCATCCCTATATTTCAGGCTGGCCGGTCCAGTGATTCCTGGTTTCAGCAGGAGCATTCTTCTATCATCACCTTCTAATTTGTCCGCATAACCGGGAACATCAGGACGTGGACCGACAAAACTCATATCACCTATCAATACATTCCATAATTCCAGCAATTCATCCAACTTATATTTCCGTAACTTGGCCCCCAAAGGGGTAATACGGTTTTCTCCTCTTACAGAAACGGAACTTCCCGAATGGCTGACAGTCATAGATCGGAATTTGTACATGGTAAACAATTTCCCGTGTCGTCCGACCCTTCTCTGCTTGAATATCACAGGACCACCGGGCATCTTGATGCGGATCAGAATACCAACTATAATCAAAATAGGAAACAAGAAAATTAGACCGAAAAACGAAGCGGTACGGTCAAAAATGGATTTTAGGAACATGTACTTATAATATCTACTGAACCTTACTTATTTCTTTGGCAGGAACACCAACCACTACAGAATTATCTGCAACAGATTTATTTACCAAACTGCATGCTCCCACAACGGCATTTCTTCCAATTACTATCCCATCATCACTACGGGCAATTACAGAAGAGTTCATACCAATATAAGCACCATCTCTTATAACCAATTTGTTATGACCTTGCTTTCGACCATGACAAGCAAAGAACACTCCATAAGAAATAATTACATCATCGCCTATTTCAATCAAATCATAACACATGTCATCCAAATAACAACGCATTCCGATAAAGGTGTTTTTACCTATTTTATAACCGCACCATCTATAGCATTGTACTCTCAAATTAGAAAAAGGAATGGTAGGTATCAATACTGCTGAAAACCATTTCCTTATTGGCTTTAAAATTATTGTCAATAAAGAATAGTAACAATAGTAAGGAGGAGGTTCCTTATAAACTTTACGCCATAAGTAAGAGTAAAAGGTCTCTTTACGTATATTAGTCATCATTCAAATTCTTTTTAATACAGCATGCAACACATACCCACAAAAACAATACATCGCATATAAAACAGACAATCCCTCAATCTTTCGATATACTTTCCAGACATCCTTTGCGGCTTTCCATTTTTTTGCAGTATTGGAAGTTGAAACCAAGCGATAGCCTGCCAAAGTCTCCTTCATGCCATATGCTTTAAATCCTCGCTTCATAATCAACAGCCACAAGGCCATATCATGGCTGCTTTTTATTAAAGGCATTCTAAAGTCACCGGTCTGTTTCCTGTCAATTATTACTGTCAGACAGCCAATTATCGTATTTCGCAAGTATTGATGATAAGTCAAAGAAGTAGGAACTCTCACAATATTCCCTATTTTTCTTCCATCCTCTTCCATCACATAATAATTAGAAAATGTAAAAGCGTAAGAATTTTCTTCCATAAAAGCCAGCTGCTTCTTCAGTTTATCCTCCTCCCACACATCGTCACTATCCAAAAAAGCGATATATTGCCCTTTTGCCTGTCCTATAGCAACATTCCGGGCAGCGGCTGCCCCTACATTCTTTTCTAACGGAAACAACCTGACCCTTTTGTCTATATCAACAAACTTCTGTGCTATCCTTACAGAATTATCCATTGAACAGTCATCCACTATTAATAACTCCCAGTTCGAATATGCCTGTAAAAAAACAGAATTAATACTTTCAGCAATAAACCGTGAAGCATTATACGATGGCATTATTATAGATACCAGCCCCTCTGTCATAACAATTATCCTATTTTTAAGTAAGCAATACCTCCCAATTCCGAGGCACTAAATACATTTCTTCCGTCTATCAGTACCTGCATTTCTTTCATAGCCTTCTTTGTGACTCCCCAGCTTGGCATGCGGAACTTTTTCCATTCTGTTACATGAAAAATATCATCCGCATCAATCACTGTATCATACATATTCTTCCCGTATGAGATCACACCCCAATACGTCGTTTACATTCATCCATTGCCACCGGAACGTATGCACAAATCTCACAGCCTTCTTTCAACAGACTATCAATCAACACCAATGCTGGTGCCTCTCGTATGTCATCAGCTTCAGGCTTGAAAGCAAGTCCCCCAATAGCTACCTTTTCCCTTTTATATCCCCATTAAAATAATTCTCAAATTCCTCAAATAAAATATTCTTTTGACTTTCATTCACTGCTTCCACTGCATTCAGTACCCTCATATCATATCCGTTCTTCACAGCAGTTTTTATTAAAGCCTTCACATCTTTCGGAAAGCAAGAACCACCATAAGCACAACCTAGGTATAAAAATTTACTACCTATACGGCTATCCGCACCATATTTACATTTGCTCCTACTAACTCACATAAATTAGCAATGTCATTCATGAAACTAATACGGGTAGCCAACGTTGAATTAGCTGCATATTTATCCATTTCAGCAGCCGAGGAAATATCCATAAAATCACACCGGAATTATTCAATAGTCCATAATTATTTTCGCTGCCATACAACGAACTTGGTATAATTTGCTCCTGACTCTTGGCAGAATTCCTCCAAATCCATACCATTGGTACAAAGCTCGTAAAGAGTTTGCACTTTCTTGAAATTTGTTTTGTAATTTAGCATTTTCCTTATTCTTTTAGGTTATGACGCAAAGGTACTACACTTTTACCTATCAAAAAAAGGTGGTAAGTGGGGACGTTTACGAAGCGATTGAGTTCTTATCTATCTTTCGCTTCGATAATCACTGTTCCAGACTCAAGTACTTCGAGCGAATACCATTGACCAGCAGATATCTGAATGGTATTTCTATTATTTCCTTAATTTTCGTGAAACATCTCAACCAGTTTCTGTTAAATACAAGTTCTTATTTTACCCACCCAAAACTCTTTAATTCATGAGCAAATATCTTGCTATATTCATGGGCTCCTTTCTCGTTCATGTGTGAATTATCTTGAAAGTAAAGATAATTACCGCAAAACCCCTTTTCCTTAATATGTGATATAAAGGGAACACCGTATTTCGTTGCAATTCTACGAGCCTCATCATAATAACAAGATTCTAATGGTATGTACATTGGACTAACGACAAAAAGAAAGGGAATATCAAGGTCTCTACACTCTTGTACCATTTCTTCTAATAAAATAGACTTTTTCAAATCTACAACAGGCGGAGTGGTGTCTAGTTTAAAAGTTGTACCTTGTTTCATTGTTGTATGCAAAGGTGCAAATCCCTTAAGGTTGTCTCTATATGTTATATTATCCAATAGATATGCGATAGATGCAGAGTTTTCTTTATACAGATTAGACCTGAGGGTTAAACGGGTATTTTTATCTACAAACCGATCAACAATGTTTTTAACATTGGGTTCGGCATAATAAGGTTTCAAATATCTTAAATACTGCGTATAACTAATATCCATCAAGTAGTCATATCCTGGTGTTACTTCATATATAACCAGTTTTGGGTTATATCTAGAAAGAATCATCTTTAACCTTGCAGCAGCAAGAATGGACCCATTACCTTCTTCTCCGCAATTATAACAACTCATTTGAGTAGAATCTTCAATCACTGTAGGCATGTAGTGATGAATAGCACGTGATGATCCTAAAATAATTATATCATCAGTACATTCTTTCATAATATGATAGTTGTTCTGGGTACTCCCTCCTTTTGCGTTTTTTTTAAGTGTATCGAAAACGAGCCCAGAAAAAAAGTCTATGAAAACAAAAAGAAAGACAAAAGAAATTGCTTTTATAATAAACTTTTTCATTAACGTTAAAAACTTACATATATAAACTGAGAATTATCATGTACACCAAACAGCACAAAGCCTAAAGCAAGGAATAAATAAGTCGCCCATCTTATCACAACATATTCTTCTGCCTTTCTTAAAAATAATGGGCAATACTCTTGTATGAATTCAAATATTATTAAAGGAATCAAACCCAACACAAGATATGCCAGCATTACAACTCCAACCATATTAAAATCGAAATGACAAAATGAAGATAATATTTTCTTAATAAAAGCCATAGAATCAGACAATGATGGCATTCGAAAGAAAATCCATGCAAAATTAACCAGTAAGAAAGTAACAATTATTCTACAAAATCTCAATAATGTGAGATGATGCTTTATTTGTTTCAACTCTTTCTTAATTATATCACCAAACAATGCTTTTTCCATAATCTGGAATAGACCATGAAGCGCACCCCATACTATGAATGTCCAATTTGCACCATGCCAAAGTCCAGACACAAAAAAAGTAACTAAAATATTAAAATAGTTTCTTATTTTAGAACAACGACTTCCGCCTAGATTTATGTATATATGAGATGTTAGCCACCTTGTTAATGAAATATGCCATCTTCTCCAAAACTCAGTTACAGAAGCTGCCAAATAAGGTCTTTTAAAATTATTTACAATTTTAAAACCTAATAAACTAGCAACACCTACTGCCATAAACGAATAGCCAGCAAAATCCGCATATATCTGTAATGTATAAAGGATACTAGCTAACAGACAATTGATAGCGGGGAAACTATCTATTGCCGAATATACAGAATCTACGTAAATACCTGCTCTATCTGCGATTACGGACTTTATAAATAGTCCCCACAAGAGAAAAAGTAAGCCATGACGGGCTTGTATATAATCAAACTTCTGTTTCTTTTTGAATTGAGGCAAAATATCTTTTGCAGTGCTGATTGGCCCAGATGTGATTTGAGGGAAGAAACTTACAAAAAGTGCATAATCTAGGAAATTCTTTTCAATTGGAACACGCTTGTGGTAAACATCCAGCAAGTAACCAACGGCTTGGAAGGTAAAAAATGAAATACCTACAGGTATAGCCCAGTTGAGCCCTGGTAATTCGAAGTGCAAGCCAGCAGATTCTAGTAAGGAGGTAATACTGTAATTAAGGAAATTATAATACTTATAAACCAACAATGGGAGCAAACCCAAAATAGCAAAGCACCAGCAAAGTGCCTTCTTACGCTTTGAACTATAATCATCTAAACCGTAATCCTCTTGCACAAGAACTGCCCCCATATAGGTAATAGCAGTAACTCCAAACAATACTAGAGCAAACGATGGTTTCCAATTAAGGTATAGTAGATAGCTTACTAATAATAGAAAAATATTCCTTATCCGTATCAATTGAGTGGGTACCAGCCAATATAGTATGAAAATAACGAGAAATACAATAGCAAATCCGAAAGTGTTTATCAACATAATTTATTATCTTCGAGAAATTTATGGTATACAGATAATGTTTGTCTAGCGGCATTATCCCAAGAATATAGTTTTTTTAATCGTGACAAGTGTTTTCGCATCTCCATTTCCGGCAAATCTTGATTAATGTATTCTTGGATCCTATGCTTTAACGATTCGGCATCATTTGTCTTGAAAAAGAAACTCTTCGCAATAGCATCATCTATATCTACTGACAATGTTTCAACAAATGATGGCAAATCTGCACAAATAACTAATTTCTCAAAATATATACTCAACAGTAATACTCCACTTTGAGATATGGCACGATATGGCAGAACAATGATATCAGCCTGTTGGATTCTCGTATGCAACACTGTTTCCTCAAGAAAATAAGGCGTCCAGTTTGCCATATTGAATGTATCTTTTCTATCTATTTCCTCCTTGTATCTTGCACTCACCTGCCCAATTAGTTCCAATTCTATTTTATCTCTGTACTCTTTACCAAGAAGATTAACCGCTTCCACCAATAAATCTGTACCTTTGTAATATGAGTGCAACCCAAACTGTAAAATTTTTATATTGCAATTATTCCCGCCACCAATATAACTATAACCAGAATTAGGTACAAAAACGCCATGCCAGCAAACGTTTGTTTTGTTATAATCAATTCTAAATGTTGCACATAATTCTTTTCTACTTACTTCCGTATGTACAATAAATGAATCCAAATACTTTGACACGGTCATGAATCTTTTTTCATACGATTTCTTTTGAGTATTGCTTATATTGTGAGGATACAAATTATGGACTGTTAATACGAAAGACGTATTCGGACTTAATATTTTCATTATCTTTAACATATATCGCTCAACTCCACAAAATTCCAAAAATGGAAGCCATTGAAAATGTAAAATATCAGGATGTTTAACGATTACAACACTAATGACAATCAAGTAATTAACTAATCCCTCAAACAATTTCAGAAGTCGTTTGATTTTGCTTGTACTACTTTTATATTTTTTAGGTATAAGACAAGCCAAACCCTCGGAGGGAAGCAATAAACGGCAATCAAAAGGCAAGGCTTTCAAAGCATTATAAAGAGCCTCATCGTATAGAGGCACTTTACCTGACAAATCTACAATATATGCCATATTATCTAGGAGGAGCTAATTTCCTTTTTTTAAAGCTTAGAAAGAATTTATAAATATTATCTAAGCATTTCTCAATCAAATTATAAAATGTAGGATACTTCATGTCTATAGAACGAATTCCAGAATACATTCTTGATCGCATCCTTTTTACTTCCCCTCCTGTTATAATCTCATTTATAGGGGATACATATCTTACAGGATTTTGTAGAATACTTTCAATTTCAAGTGTTATAATCGGATTATCCTTTAGGCTGTAAAAAAACTCTTTTTTAAGCAAAGGGAAATCAAAAAAACGATCATATAAATAATGAAATATCTTTGCTTCACGAATGTAACAGAAACAATACCTTCCCTGACAGTTCCATTTACCATCCAGAACATGAATCGGGTTATTGAATTCTTTATTGACACAAGCTAAAGACGGCTGATCAAAATAAACGTTTCGCCCCACACCTTGTTTCCAACGTTTTAACCAAGATGCGAAGAACTCTCGATTAAATAAAGTATCTTTTACTAGCATTACTCCGCTATTAAAATACTCATCTGAATCATGCGGATTCCCACCTAATCGTCTCATCGTTTCAATATGATTTACTCGCCCAAAATCATCCTTAAAAGGCCTATTTCGCTCGTAAACAGCAGCTAAGTCATACTCGCATCTATCGATATCACTCAGATCACCAAGGATAATTGTATCCGTATCAATATATAGGAAATCACCATCTACATAGTTACGCATATTAGTTTTTAATATACGAGATTTCTCTTTATTACTCAGATTTTGGTCTAGGTCTATCACAACTGGCTCTGAAATAAGAGAAAGGAGTACTGCTCGCTTATCTTTCAGACCATAATATGTTAGATTATCCATTAAAACTGTAATATTTGTTGAGCCATTTGTACGAAGAAGTGATTGTATCGATAGAAACGTTTGTTCCCAAAAAATATCATTTTCATTGCTTACAAGCACATATAATACTTTTGTTCTCATATGATGTAATATTAAAAACCATAATGGTCATAACCACGTCCAAAAAGCCAAGTTTTATAAGGTAAGACTCTATTGGTTTCCGCAGCGAACTGATTTAGCAATAACAAAAAAAGCACAAAGCTAGCAACATAAAGCATAATTTTGAATTCTTTTCTCTTACCGAGAGACGGTATACTTTCTATTACACGTGGAAAGAAAAGCATAACCGTAGCATTCATATAGAATCCGATGCGGGATATTGCAGGAAGCCAGAAAACGCCCAAATATAGAATCAAGGCTCCCACATTTAAATTAAAATATAATTTACTTAACTCATCATCCTTTAGGTATTTTCGGAACTTAACATATACACCAATAACGGCAAGAGCCTTAAGTACATTTAAAATCGAGATTCTGCCTGTATCATAAACGCTATCCTCATAGCTTTCATAGAATAGAAAAGCATAGGATCTTAATAAAGGTTGCAAGGAAATCAATAAAATAATAAACTATAATCGGCAAAACGAAATGCGAGCGGCATAAAAAACGAAATGCGATAATCAGGGTATAAAACGAAATGTGAAAAATTTATAGCACACGCACAATATAAAAAGGCTTTCAAACGTCATTTGAATGGGGTTTGAAAGCCTTTAAATTTATAGCATTTTCACATAAAAATCACGTTCTAATATTTGCGCAATTCATTAGAAATGACTATCTTTATACAGTATTTAGGAGGCATCTGTTATGTTGGCATCGTTGCTATCTTTGTAGTCAAACAAAGTTCGCTGCGGGTGTTCTTCATAATTGCATACCATCCATTCCTCTTGCTTTCTTCGGCTTGTCTTTGATGCGCTGATGGTTCTTTCTACCCGGTGGATTATCCATCCGTTTTTGTTTGCGTATTCCTCTATCATTGGCAGGGGAAACATTGTCAGCATGAACTTACCTTTCACCTGCTCCAAAAGCTGCAGGAGTTTCTCCATGCAATACTCATCAAACGTACCCTCGTAATGGCCGCAATCGCTATTGATATAGGGAGGATCCACAAAATGAAACGTATCGGGCGAGTCATAAGTGGAGATGACATCCAGCGCATCCCGGTTCTCTATGGTCACGTTATCAAGCCGGGAGCATAGCCATTCGGTAAACTCATCCTTTGCGTTACGCAGTTTTTTCGGCATTCCGCCGCCAAAGTCATAACCGAACGAACCGTCCATCATGCTGGCAAAGGACATTTTACACAACGCCCAAACAGCCCACGCCCGCTGCACCGGTTGGAAGAATTGAGGATACTGCAGGATATGTCCGGCATGGGCGTGCATATCCCGGCTGTGCAAAGTCTTCTCAATCTCCTGTTTCAGGTCACGATAATAGACTTTAGCCATCCAATAAAAGTTCGTTATATCCATGCTGATATCGTTTATAACTTCGCCATCAGCCGGACGCTTGGCAAACAATACTGCAGCACCGCCGCAGAAAGCCTCTGTATAAAGTTTATGATTTGGGATCAGAGGCAGAATATGTTTCAGGAGGGTTTGCTTGCCTCCGTAGTAAGAAATAGGTGTTTTCATTGCTGTTATTCCTTTAAATGTTACTATCTTTGCGACATCTCACTCACATAACATACAAATGCGACCAACCGCAGCAGAGGGTATTTAGCCCCCGGCTGTGCGGTTGGTCGCATCTTTGTGTAAGTATGTGGGTGAGATAACTACTTACAGGCCGGGGGCTTTTTCTTGCCTGCCCCCGACAGGCATTTATCCGTTTATAAGCGCATTAGCTTGTTCCTTGCATTGTTCCCGGTAAGACTGGAAATCATCCCACTCGGAAATAAATTCGGATGCCCGTTCATGCTCCGGATTGACAAAGGCTATCATACGGTTTGACTGGATTGCCTCCACCCGGCTGGCCGAGTACCTCGTGCGGATCAACCCGGAAACAAATTCGTCATAAGTAGCCTCCCTCGCTTCAATCAGAGTCCCTCCGTCCGCCATACTTCCTGTATAGGCATATCCCAATATGGGAGCGGACACCGGTTCAGTCACCTCACCCGAACGGGCATCCGGTTCAGGAGAATACTCCTCACGCTGCTCGTTCAGATAGCACAAATAATGTTCGTTATCGAACTTTGAAAAAGTCTTTTTTTCTGCATAAATCCCTTTGTACATAATCACCGATATTTTAATCGGGATCGGTTATCTTATAAAAGCATTTACCCCGGTCACCGATTGGTTGTTTAATAATCTTTGCCGAACAGGGTTCATCCAACACCACATCTTTCAACTGTTTGATAAGAGCCTCCGAACCGGTGAAAGTGATATGCTCCACCCAATCCATTTTTGGAGAACCGTCATCATCAGCGAGCAAAGCTCCGGTCTTGTCCTTTACCTGCTCGTAGATGTCATACTGGATGATCAGGCATTCACCCTTGTACTTGGAGGCTTTTATCTCGAAGCCTTTCAGGTGGATTTCCCTGTTCAAAATGTCATCAATGTGGTACTTATCTCCCGTGAGATTACCACTGCTGTTTGTTACTTCACTGAATGTTTTCATATTGAGAGTTTTTAATAAATAAATGCTATTGCAATGCTGCATGAACCCCAACCGGCTGGATGCCTTTATCCGGATCTCCTCATCGCTCAGCCCACGTTTTCGTAATTTTGCCACCTCCCGGCAGAGGTTTTTCTTGTTCTGCTTGCGGGCAAGGCAATAATCATGGAACGTCACGTATCCCACGTAATTGACACCCCTGCTCTCTACCGGGAAAACCTGATAATTAGGTTTTATACTCAAAGCACGTTCATTATTCAGGTAGTGGTTGATAAACACAAGGGTTCCGTGGAGTTTCCCTTTATCCCCATCCAGCAGGACAATATCATCCGCAAAACGATAATAGTACCGGATACCCATTTCTTCTTTAATGACATGATCCAGCTCGGACAAATAGAGGTTGGCAAAGAATTGGGAGAGATAGTTCCCGATGGGCACCCCGTTCTCCGCCGAGTCCACGATACCGTCAAGCAAGGCGAGCAATCGGGCATCTTTCAGCTTTCGGCGGATTACCTGTTTCATGATCTCGTGGTCTATACTCGGATAAAATTTGCGCACATCGATTTTCAGGCAGTACCGGGTTCCCTCCGGATCCGCTTTCAAATCACGGCGGAGCTTGTATAAAAGAGGGTGAATACCACGTCCACGGATACAGGAATAGGTATCACGGGTGAAATTGGAGAGCCATATCGGTTCAATCACCTGCATGATAGCCCAATGAACGACACGATCACGGAATGGCAGTTTGAATATCTTCCGCTCTTTAGGCTCGTAAATGATAAAAGTCTTGTACTCGGAGGTGCGGTAAGTACCGGTGATAAGTTCACGCTGGAGCTGTAATAGGTTCGCCTCCAAATGGGAGCCGTACTCTATTACTTCGCTTCGGCGAGTTTTGTGACGGGCGGCGTTGTGAAACGCCTGTTCGAGATTGCCATATTCGACAACTCGTTCAAACAAATTTCCATACCTTTTCATGGTCTGTTTCTGCGGTTCTGAGTGTCTGAGTGTCTGCTTTGCCTTACTCGGAAGCGTTCGAACCGTTACCGGCCTACCAGCGTCCTTTTGAGCGTTCGTCATCTTTTGCCAAGTGGCAAGGTCTTTCACCCCATCTAACCGTTTCCTAACTGCAAAGTATAGGGGAGCGGACACATTCGCATTCGAATTCGAGGCTGCATTGTTCGTATTCGTAGCAAACGCCCCTGCATTCGTGCCATTGTTAGCGTTAGCACCGGAGAGGCGGACACGAAGCCTGCGTCACACTAAGGGTAAAACAACCTGTTAAACTTGGTTTAACGATGCAAAGATAAGCCTTTTAAATACATTTACCCAAAACCGGCAAAAAAATCACAAAAATCGACTCGCCTTACGGCGAGTTCTGAAACCCGCCGAACAGCTTTTCCAAAACTCTCAATACAAAATTTCAAAGAACGTTCTTTTCCTCTTTCCGTTTTCCGTTTTCGTTTTAAGCCGACATCACCGGATCCGCATCGAAAAAGCAGAGGGGAGCGGACACAACCGCACTCGAAACCGAGGCCGCATCGTTCGTATACGCAGCAAACGCCCCCGCATCCGTGCCACCGCTAGCGCCAGCACCGGAGAGGCGGACACGAAGCCCTTTGGATGATGCTGAATTCTCCCAAAAATAGTCACAGAAATAAGTCGAGGCGGTCGCTCCGATTTCGGTCGGCATGGCGCAAAGCAAGTAGTAACTTTTCTGTTTGATATAACCGCTGGTTCTCGGAACCTCGCAAACCTTGATAAGGCCGGAAATCGAATTGTCATCATAACCGGCATAAAGGGACGGGGCAACATAGACCTCAGATTTCTCATCACCCACGTTATCGATAAGCCCCCGGACAATCTTCCAAATATGACCGAAAGGATGTTTCAGGCCGAAGAACACCGGAACCTTTGCTGCATAATGCAGCGAGCCGTCCTCCTTTAGCACGTTAAACGTGGTTTCACCGCAACCGTCACCCAGCTCGATACCGGCAGAGGTCGGAACAACCGGGTAATAACCCCACTGATCCCAATTCGGCATATTGGTGGTTCCGGATCCGAGGCCACCCTGATACAAACCGTTGCTGTCCTTTTCAGCAATCACGGCCTCCTGCATATTGCGGGTTCCGAATATGATCATGAAAAGAATTTCAACCACCGCCTGAGCCACGTACCAGTTGGCATCCCAACCCTCGCCACGCTTGCGGGCATAAGTTGAAAAATTACGGTACTGCATATTGGTTGCAACCATCCCCAACTGCGTGCGGTAAGTCCCGTCCCGGCTTGCATCATTGTTTCCACCACGATATTGGGCGGCATCACTCACAACCGAACAAAGGATATTGTTCGTCCTGTCCATCACGCCACCACCGAGGGCGGAAAGGCCACCGGCGGGAATATACACGCACTGTTTGCCTTTGATGGGAGAAAGGGAAACGGCATAATATTTCAAATTACCCACTTTCCACTCGGCAAAATAAAAACCAATATTCCAACACCACATATACTGTCCCATCGTGCCGTCCAGCTTCGCCGGTGTACCGTCCTCGAAACGGTAGTGGTTCGTGGGATCCAGCTTGCGCCGGGTACGGTCATCCTGAACGAGGTAACAACCAAGTCCCAACAGCTCTGGCAGCTTGCGGAGCATATCGAGGCTGCCGTGATAACCGGCAGCCCGGTACGTGGAATTCGATTCATTCCAATAACGTCCACAAACGGCGTTTGCGGCGGTGGTAACCGCCTCGGACAAATTCATAACTTTGGACTCTCCGTCCGTGTCCAGCACCTCGATGCGCATATCGCTCACGCTGCCGGAGGCAGTATCGAGTTCGCTGATCTTCTTTCCGGCTTCAAAAGCCGAAAGCATCGCTAACACACGGGTTTCCTGATCGCTTGTCATATTTATCAAGTTTTTAAGTTAAACGTATTCTGCCTTTACTGTCAATCCGGATTTTACCGCCTCCGGTAAGGCGGACGGACGGAGCCTGAACCGTCACGTTTATGGTCTTGTACAAGTGGGTGGCCTGTGTCGGGATCACGTGGATCCGGCTCGTTCCGTTCTTGAGTGGAGTAACGACACCGGCGGGATCCACGCTCACGGCCACGTCATCACCCAAGAACAAAACATTCTGCAGGGAGTACGAGGGGAACATCTTGGCCACGATACGCTGAACGTAAGGATTACGCTGGGTGATGCGTTTCGTGTAGGTCAGTTCCATTCTCGTGGGAGCCAATGAAGCAGCACCTGATATGGACTCCTGCAGCTGCTTCATTTTCTCGATTTCGGCCTCTGCAGTGGTGGCCGTACTGCTCGCACGGGCGGCAGCGGCAAGAGCTTCCGATTTGGCCGCATTTACAGAGCTGGCCTCCTTATTCGCCGTATCAGCTGCGGAGGACGCTTTCGTGGCGGCATTCGTGGCATTGGAGGCAGCTCCGTTGGCTGCGTCCGTGGCTTTCTTTGCCGCTTCGGTAGCTGCTCCGGCAGTACCGGCGGCATCATTGGCACTTTTGGCAGCGTTATTGGCCGCTGTGGTTGCCTTATCTGCATTACCTGCAGACGTGTTGGCTTTTACTGCGGCTTCATTGGCGGCTTTCGTTGCCCCGCTGACCGCATCCAATGCCACGTCCTGCAATTTGGAGATAGGAGCCTCTACTACTTCCGGCACGCCACCGTTAAAGCGCAAAGCCGGAAGCGAGAGAAGCCCGTCCAACGAGGTGGCCACCGGTAGATCACCCACGCCTTTGGATTCGGCTCGGATGATCGCACGCACACGTTTAGCGATTTCCTGCAATTGAGCTTCTGTCAGTACCATAACTTATCCGTCTATCAATTTGACAATTTGTGCGTAACCGCCGGGGCTCAAAACCAATGCGGCTTCTTTTATCATTAGAGCCTCCTCCGCTGAGATTTCGATATCTCCGGTGGATTGATAGATCTTAAGGCTCAAGCTATAAGCACGGATTTTTTCATCACCACTCAAAGCATTCACCCTCTCATCTCTCCACTCCCCACTGAATAGGATCGGAGCAATGACATCTTTCATCAGCTGCTCCTGTTCCACATCCGTACCCTCTACCTTTTTCGTGATCACCAACCCCTTATAATTCATAAAGGGAACATTCAAATTCACTTTCATAAATACCTCCTTTTTATTATTACCAGTTATTATCATTCATTGCGCCCACTATCCATCCTCTGCCTAATAAGTTAGAAGCCGGTGAAGGACTCATGAAATCCGCTATATTCCTACAATCAGCGATAGTACCGCCCGGCCATTTTACCTTATTGCCATTCGAGTAGATATAAATTTCACTATTTTGATTATTCGCATTCATGACCGTTACCCGCTGGCTTTTCATCCCGCTCAATAAATACCGGTACGTCCCTGAAACCTTTATGATCACCAAGTCAACAGGGAAACCGGAAGCATCCCCGGTGGTTCCGTATAACGGAATGGTATAATAGGTCTCGTTATTGGATGACGTGGCCGAGGGTAGGGAGACATATACCTTACCGGTTTCCGTCTCCAAACCATTCACGTAATAGTAACCATAGCTGCCATATACCACCAGCGTATTGCGTTGCCTTGCCCCGAAATTACCACGACACCAAACATCAGAGGTATAGAAACGGAAAGAACGCTTTTTGTCATAGTCATAGCCCTGATGATACAGGTCACCGTTAAACCACATCTTTCCATCACTGCCAAAGGAGATGCCTCCGACAATATCCCCGCTATTATTCACGCAGTTTAAGGATTTGAAGGAACCCGACACACCGACAACCGTTCCGCTGAACTCGCCGTTCTTGGCGATTATCTTTCCATCCGTGGTGAATTGTACGTTACCATTCGCAGTTACAAGCCCCTCCAGCTTGATATGCTTGGCGTTTATTGTCACGGAGTCCGCCGCTTGGTTGATATAGGAAACAATGGCACCACCATCCTCAAGCGTCTTGCTCGCCCATAACTTATTGCCGTCTGCAGTAGTAATCCACCCAGCATTGCTGATGGTTCCGTCTATCGTATCCACCCGGCTAACAATGGCATTGATTTGTTGTGCCGTCACGTGAAAGCTGCTCTCGTGCGTGGTGACACGATTGCCAAGGACATCCACCCGGTCAATGGTAGCCCATAGCTTGTTGCCGTCTGCCGTGGTGATCCAACCGGCGGTCTTGATGGTATGGTCTAT